GAGAAGTGGGTGCGCAAGCTAGTCATCGCCGGGAAGATCCCGACAGTCGCCCGGGGAAAGATCGAGTGGGACGAAGGGATCGCGGCCTACAGCTCGGCGTACCCGGGCAACGTGCCAGCGCCAACGGCCGCTCCCGCCGCAGAGCGCACCAAACAGAAGCCATCGGCCAGCCCAACCAGGGTGACGCGGGCCGAGTTTGCCCGGCGCGTGAAGAAGTCTACGCGCTGGGTTGATAAGCTGATCGCTGCTGGGCGCGTCCACGTTGGCGCCGATGGGTTGATTGACTGGTCCCCCGCCTTGGCCGAGTACAGGGGCGCATCGCAGCCTGAGTCTGCGCCCAGATCCGCACCTATCGAGAGCGAGGCGCCTGCGGCCCCCTCTGGGATGACGGTCGCTGAGGTCAACGCGGCCTTCAACCGGGCTCGCCTGGCCGAGAAGCAAGCGGCCGCGCGGTTGAAGCAGCTCGAATACAAGACGCGCAGTGGCTTGCTGATGCTCACAGAGGACGCCGTGGCCGATACCGTCGAGCTTGCCACGCGGATCCGTGTCGCCGTCCAGGCCATCCCAGCCCGCGTGGCCCCCCTGCTCGAAGGCCGGACCGTGGCCGAGATCGAAGCCATCCTCGACACCGCCACAACCGAAGCGCTCCAGGCGCTAAGCGAGGGAAAGTGAGCAAGCCCCTCGACAGGGCGCTAGTAGCCCTCCGCCCGAAGCCCCGCCTCCTGGTGTCGGAGTGGGCCGACCGCTACCGGCGGATCCCAAGGGGCACGAGCCCGGAGCCGGGCCAGTGGAAGACGAGCCGCACGCCCTACCTCCGCGGGATCATGGACGCCGTCTGCGACCCGACCGTCGAGACGATCGTCGTGATGATGGGGTCGCAGCTCGGCAAGTCCGAGGCCTGCCTCAACATCCTCGGCTACTTCGTCGACCAGGACCCGGCGCCAATCCTGATGGTCCAGCCCACCATCGAAGCCCTGGAGGCCTTCAGCAAAGAGCGCATCGAACCGAGCTTCCGGGCCTCGCCGGTCCTGCGCGGCAAGCTGGAGAGCGGCAAGGACGGGCGCGGCGGGAACCGCAAGAGCGCCAACACGATCCGAGTCAAGCACTTCCCCGGAGGCTACCTTGCTCTCGCCGGGGCCAACGCCGCCGCCGGACTCGCGAGCCGCCCGATCCGGGTGGTGCTTTGCGACGAGGTGGACCGCTTCCCCATCTCGGCGGGCGTCGAGGGGGACCCCGTCAAGTTGGCCAGGCAGCGGACCTCGAACTTCTACAACCGCAAGATCGTCCTCGTCTCCACGCCCACCGTGGACGGCCTGTCAAAGATCCAGCACGAGCACGAACAGGGAGACCAGCGGCGCTACGAGGTGCCCTGCCCTCACTGCGGGGCGCTGCAAGTCCTGGTCTGGAGCCGCCTGATCTACAAAGACGCCGACGGAGAGCGGGACCTGGAGCGAGCGCACTACCTCTGCGAGCACTGCGAGGGTCGGATCGGGGAGCGCCACAAGCCAGCCATGTTGGCCGCCGGGGAGTGGATCGCCCAGAAGCCCGGCGGGAAGGTGGCCAGCTTCGGGGACCTGTCGGCGCTCTACTCGCCCTGGGTGAGGTGGGCCGAGCTCGCGGAGCAGTGGTGCAAGGTCCAGGACGACCGGGACAAGCGGGGGCTGCAGGAGTTTGTGAACCTGCGCCTCGGCCAGCCGTGGGTCGAGCACCAGCAGGTGATCGCCGTCGAGTACCTGGAGCGGCGCCGCGAGTACTACGACGGCGAGGCCCCCGCAGGGGTGCTAGTCCTGACCGCAGGCGTGGACGTGCAAGACGACCGCCTGGAGCTGGAGGTGGTGGGCTGGGGCGCGGATCGCGAGAGCTGGGGCGTCGAGTACCTCGTGCTCATGGGCGACCCCTCCCTGCCCGAGAGCTGGGCCGCGCTCGACGCGCAGCTCGTGCGCACCTGGCAGACCGACGACGGTCGCCGCCTCGGGCTGTCCTGCGTGTGCGTGGACTCGGGTGGCCACCACACAGCGGAGGTGTACGCGTACTGCCGGGCTCGGGAGCAGCGCGCCGTCTGGGCCATCAAGGGGCGGGGCGGGGCGGGGGTGCCAGCCGTCGGGAAGCCTACCCGCGGAAACCGGATGAAGGCCGCGCTCTTCACGCTCGGCGTGGACGATCTCAAGGGCACGCTGATGGCTCGGATCCAGACGGAGCACGAGGGGCCAGGCTACTGCCACTGGCCGCGGCAGGCGGATCGGGGGTATGACGCTGCCTACTTCGCCGGCCTGGTAAGCGAGCGGCGCATCGTTGTCCAGCGCGGCGGGGCGCGGCGGATGGAGTGGAAGAAGATCCACGACCGCAACGAGCCGCTGGACTGCCGCGTCTACGCCACGGCCGCGCTGGAGATCCTCCACCCCACGCTTACGAACCGGGCCAATCCCGGGGGGCCAGGCGTGCCGCGCGTGACAAAGCCGCGCCGAGGCCGTAGGGTTCTCTCCAGGGGGGTGCGATAGTGGCGGAGCCCTGGACCCTAGTTCAAGCGCAGGAGCATCTAGCGGCGTGGCTCGCCGCTGACCTGGCCTGCGCCGGTGGCCAGTCCTACACCATCGGCTCCCGCACCCTCACCCGCGCCGACCTCACCGACATCGCCCGACAGCTCGCCTTCTGGCGCCGCGAGGTGGCCCGTCTCCAGGACGGCCGCGCCGCAGGCCCACGCATCCGCCGCGTGATCCCGAGGGACCTGTGAAGCTCATCGGCCGACTGCGAGCCATGGCCAGCGGCTACGGGAGCCACGGAGCATCGTTCGGCCGCAAGTCCCTGATGGGCTGGATGGCCACTGCCGGCGGCCCCGACGAAGATATCACCGAGCACGTCGAGACCCTCCGCGAGCGCAGCCGGGACCTCTTCGCGGGGACCCCCCTGGCGACCGGGGCCCTCAGAACCCTCGTGACCAACACCGTTGGCGCCGGGCTCCGCCTGAGCCCGAGCATTGACGCCGAGGCGCTCGGGCTCAGCGACGACGAGGCCGACGCCTGGGAGCGCCAGACAGCCCGCGAGTTCGCCCTGTGGTCGAAGCACGCGGACGCAGCCCGGACGGCGACGTGGGAGCAGCTCCAGTCGCTGGCCCTCCTCTCGGCGCTGATGAGCGGGGACGTGTTCGTCGCGCTCCCGACGATCCGTCGGGGTGGGAGCATCTACGATCTCAGGGTCCAGCTTATCGAGGCGGACCGCGTGTGCGACCCCTCGCCCATCAAGCCCGGCGTGGATGTGTGCGGCGGGGTGGAGCTCGGGAAATACGGCGAGCCGGTGGCCTACTACGTCGCGCAGAATCACCCTGGCTCGACCCGCTCGCTGAAGATGCAGTCGTGGAAGCGCGTTCCCGCTTTCGGGGCCCGCACGGGCCGGCGCAACATGCTGCACATCCTCGCCCAAGAGCGCCCCGAGCAGCGGCGCGGCGTGCCCATCCTGGCCCCCGTCATTGAGTCGCTCAAGCAGCTAGGGCGCTACAGCGACGCCGAGCTGATGGCTGCCGTCGTGTCGGCCATGCTCACGGTTTTTGTGAAGTCGGACGCGCCCGATCCGATGGCCGGACTCGGGGCCGGGATCCCCGCCGCAGACCGCGTCGACGATGACGACGCATCCACCATGGAGTTGGGCAACGGATCCATCGTCGGTCTGGCCCCCGGCGAGTCAATCGACACCGTGGCGATGAATCGCCCCAACGCGGCCTTTGACGGCTTCGTGCGGGCGATCTGCGTGCCCATCGGGACGGCGCTCGAGATCCCCTATGAGCTGCTGCTCAAGCACTTCACTGGCTCGTACACCGCCGCCAGGGCCGCCCTCAACGAGTTCTGGAAGTCGGTGCGGGCCAAACGGGCGTGGATCGTCGACGACTTCTGCCAGCCGATCTATGACGAGTGGCTCGCGGAGGCCGTGGCGAGGGGTCGCGTCGTCGCCCCTGGATTCTTTGAGGATCTCGCGCTACGATCGGCATGGAGCGGCGCGAAGTGGTACGGCCCAGCGCAGGGCCAGATCAACCCCCG